CCGCCCTCTGCCGACCTGGGGCAGCGGGGCGGGGGGGGCGGAAAAGCCGTAATTCGCGGTCAGGATGCGCTCGGTATGCCCTGCTGATGTGCCATAGTGCCGCCATGCGATATTTGCGACGGTGTCGCCTTCTTGCGTTATGTATTCCATTTCAGATTAATTCTGCATCGCAGCGTCTTTCGCCCATGACGGCGGCGGTCGCGTAGTGGGCTTCGCGACGGTAGTCCTCCGCCTGACTTTGCTTCATTTCGGCACGTTCGCCCGCTTTCCCTGATGGTTCCGTATCCGCGTATTTTTCCAACAGTAGGGATTTGGCATAGCAATAGACGGCGCGGCGGTAGTGGATGGTTTTCACGGACTCGCCGTTGATAACGTCGTCTGAATCGCCAGTTTCGGCAAGCGTAGATTTGCCTACCTGAACGGCGGAAATACGGTATTTCTTGAGCTGTCCGTTGACATGTGCGACGGCTTCAAGGGCAGCGTGATATACGCGCGAACTGGATATGTTTGCCTCTATCCGCATCACTTCGCGAAAGTTTGTTAAGTCAATAACGGGGAAAAACGGAATGCTTCGGATTTCGGATTGGTCGAATTCCTGCCGCCCTTGGTCGGGAGTGTCGGCGAAAACCATCGTCATGTTTTGTGTCCATACTGAAGAAGCCCGCCCGATATGCAGGCGGGCTTCGGAATAGAGGCGCAGAGGCTTTTACGGATAAGGCCGTCCGCGATTAATCGGGAGGACTTTCCGCAGGCTTGCGCCCGGCGGGGGGAAGATTTCAGCCTTCAAGCTGTTTTTTGAGTGAGGTAATACGGGATTTGACGCCGATTTTGTCGGAATACTGCAAAGCGGATTCGTAGTAGCTTACGGCACCCTGCACGTCTCCGACTTCTTCGGCGCGTTCGCCACATGCTTTGAAAAATTTGGCGCGGACGATGTCCGTCAGATTGATTGTGTGCATGCCTGTCTCGTCATCCGTACTGCTCAAGAGGGCGAGCAATTCAGCATGATTTTCGGGACTTAAATCGGCACCGGTGGCAAATTGCTCTGCCAACTCTTCGACCAACAGGTCAGGCAAGTCGCGGCGGTAGTCGTCTTGCACCTTCATATCATGCTTGATGGCAAACAGGATGTACGGCACGGCAGTATCAAGGTCGCCAATGTCAATCAGCCACAAAAGTGCGGTAGTGAAGACAGGGTCTGATTCAGACGGCGCCCCTGCTTGGTACACGTCTTCGAGCCACGGCAGATATTTCAAAACCATGCCTTTTTTAGCTTGGACTTTATCGGAAACCGCTTTGATTTGGCTCAATACGGCGCGGTCGGCGTTGAGGGTGGCGAGCAAGCGTCGGTACGGTTCGGCGGCATTGATGTCCTCTCCGTTTTGCGCGGCTTGCTCGGCCAAAACTTGTTGTTTATGTGCTTGGGCGGGTGTCATTATTTTTCTTTCTGTGATGTCGTCTGAAACTCAATCGCCGCAACCCATACGGGGTGAAGCTCGTTTCAGACGACCTTTGATACAGTCAGACGATTTGCGCCTGATTGCTATTTGGCGATTTTGATGTTTTCCACCAAAGCCGCTGCGCCGTACTCTTCGACAACGTAGCAGATGTTTTCCGATTGGTAGTCTGCGATGCGGTCAAATTCAGGCTCGTCCGCCAATTTGCGGCGGTGGCCGCCTTTGTGGAAGTAGATCGACAGATTTTCCAGCGGCGTAACCAGCAGGGTATTTTTCGGGAAATATGGCACAGTAACGACCGGCAGACCGCCCAAGCGTTTTTCACTCATGATGATGTCGGCTGGACGCAGCTCGCTTGCCTTATTGCCTGCCTCTTTAATGACCGCGAAGTATTTTTCGGACAACAAAGATTGATGGCAGATAACAGTCATGCCCGGCATATCGTGGAATTCTTCGTCAATCAGGTTTTCCATGACGTCGGTAACGAGATGGTCGATTGATGTGTATGGTTTACCTGTACCGATTTCGATTGCCGTCGCAGCCCCACCCATGACGTTGGTCGCTGCATTTTCGCGCAGATGCTGTAACCAGCCTTTTTGAACATCCTGCAAGAGCGGGTTACTTGCAAAGTTGGTGGTCGCAGCGGCAGACGTGCCGTTGAAGCCGATGGCAATCAGGCTCAACGCTTTGGATTTGACGAGCTGGTTATTAATCAGCTTGACGTATTCAGGGTGGGCGCTCCAAGAGTCCATATCGTCATAGCTGACTTGAGTGTCAAAATTGACTTTTTTGCACAAATACTGGCGGTCGGTCAGGTTGTGATATGGCTTAGGTTGGCGGCGTACACTGCCGTCGCCGTTTTTGGTATCGGTACGAGAGGCATTCAGACCTGTCGATAAACCGATGATAGAACCGGCAATTTCGGTTTTGCTGATGATGTTGATTTTCTGCAAGAAGGTAGATTGCAGACGCACCGCTTCGCGCATTTTTTGGGATACGGCGGGCTGTACGTTGAATTGTCGCGCAATACCTGCGGCGGTCGTGCCGTTGGCTTTTGCGACGGCATTGATGTATTTCTGAATATATGGGTGCATTTTTAGCCTTTACTTATTATCAATATTCGGAATCTGCGACGGTTGTCGCGCCGGTGTGCGCGGCGGCGGCATTGACAGGAGTCGATTCGACTTTTGCTTTAAATTCATCAAATTCTTTACGCAATGCCGCGTAGTCTTCGACGATTTTTTCAGTGATTTGCGCCGATTGCTCCAATTCCTTGTTCAGGGCGGCAATTTCTTGGCTGTAATCGATTTTCTGCGGTTCTTGGCTTGGCTGTTCGGGGGCTGGTTTTTTGCTGAACATTGCATCGTGAATGACGGCAAAAATGCCTTTTTTCTCTGTTTTCGGTTGGGTTTCGACTTGGGTCATATCTTGACTTTCCATTTGTGTGTATGCGGCTGTGAAATTAGGGTCGTCCGGAGCAATTTGTCGGAATTTGAGCATCGTTGTACCCATCGAGGCGGGCGAGTCGGTCATCGCGAGACCAACCAAATAGGCTTTGCCGGTATCGCCGAACGGCTTCATAAGTTCCATCGACGTGAAGACTTTTTCGCGGTCTTTGATGTATCCCAGCATCTTCTCGGTAGGGTCGATACGGGCATACAAACGGGTCACGCCGTCGGTCGTTTCGGCTTTGAGTTCGAGGACGTCGCCCAAGCCCGAATAGTCGTTTTTTGGGCTGTATGGTCGGTAATGTTCGAGATTGATGCGCGCGCCGTACAACTCTGGGTCATAGGCAGCGGCGGCGGCAATCAGGTCGGCGGATTCGATGTTGCGTCCGTCAACGGTTGCCCCTGATTTGCCGATGCAAAACCAGCGGTCGCTAAATTTTTCTTGGGTTGATTTGGAGGATTTATCCATTTTTGCCTGCTTTGGTGGTTGTCCGCTTTATTTTGTCATTTGCGCGGAACGAGGCAAGCAGCAGGGTTTTTTCATGTGATTTTCAAGTCATGCCGAATGGGCGGCGCGGGCGGATTTGCCCGAAAATCGGAAAATTGAAGATATTTTTTGAACTAATGGAAAAACAAAAAACAGAGAACCGCGCCGGCAGCGCGCCCCGGGGGCGGGGGGGGCGTTCGCTCTATTGGCAGGGCTGGAAGATTACCGCCATCGGGCGGCATTTGGGGCTGAAGCCCGCCACGGTGCATTCTTGGAAGCAACGGGAAAACTGGGACGGCGGCACGCCGATGCAGCGCGTCGCGTCATCCATCGAAGCGCGCCTAATCCAACTCGTCAACCTGCCCAACAAATCAGACGGCGTTTACAAAGAGATGCGCCAACTTTCCGCACTGATGGTCGGGGAGGGTAAAAGGTCGTCTGAAAAATCGGAAATGCCGAAGGACAACCGCTTTGACGGCGCAGACAAGCCGCCTTTTGACAGCGTGCCGACCATTGACCGCCCGCCGCGTGAACATACCGAGCGCACCGAGCGCAGCCGCACCCGCTCCGTCGAAAAACCGCCGAAAAACTATATCGCGCCAGAGCAACAACAGCGCATGATTGAGATTTTTAAGGAACAATGTTTCGATTATCAGCGGTATTGGGGCGAGATTTACCGGACGCACCGTTTCCGCAATATCTTAAAAAGCCGCCAAATCGGCGCGACTTTCTATTTTGCCCGCGAAGCCTTCCTGACCAGCCTAAAAACGGGCATCAACTCCATTTTCCTGTCCGCGTCCCGCGCGCAGGCGTATCAGTTTAAGCAATACATCCTCAACCTCTGCAAGATGGTCGATGTCGAGCTAAAAGGTGGAGATACGATCTCGCTGCATAACGGCGCAGAACTGCATTTTTTAGGCACCAATTCGCGGACGGCACAGGGTCGCAACGGCAACTTGTATGTCGACGAATATTTCTGGATTCCCGATTTCGAGCGTTTGCAAACGCTGGCCGAGCCGATGGCAAGTCAAAAGCACCTGAAAACGACCTATTTTTCTACGCCGTCATCCGAAGGCCACCCCGCTTACGGCTTTTGGTCGGGCGCGATGTTTAACGAAGGCCGTCCCCGAAGAGAGCATATCAAGCTCGATTTGAGCCATGCCGCTTTAAAACACGGTCGTCAGGATGCCGATGCGCAATGGCGGCAAATCGTCACGATTCATGATGCACAGGAATCGGGCTGCAACCTCTTTGATATTGATTACCTTCGCCAGCGCAACTCGCCCGACAAGTTCGCGCAGCTCTTTGAATGTCAATTCGTCCCGGACGGCGAAGGCGTGTTTCATTTTGCCGACCTGCAAGCCTGCGGCGTCGAATCGTGGGATTGGACTTGGTACAAACCTGACATGATGCGTCCCGCTGGGAATATCCCTGTATGGATAGGCTACGACCCGAGCTATACCGGCGACGCGTCCGGCTTGGTGGTCGCTGTTCCGCCGCAACGCAACGGCGAGCCATTCCGAATTTTAGAAACACACATGATTAATGGGGCAGACTTTGAATCTCAGGCAAAAATCATTCGCAGCATGACCGAGAAATTCAATGTTGCCAAAATCGTCATCGACGCAAACGGTATCGGCGCGGCGGTGTACGACCTTGTTAAAAAATTCTATCCGCCCGCCATCGGCATGACCTACACGCCCGATATTAAAGGGATGATGGTTTTAAAAACGCAGAATCTGCTCAAAAACAAACGTATCGAGTGGGACGCGGGGAAAATTGATTTGCAGATGGCGTTTTTATCCGTCCGACGCGCCATTACTGCCAGCGGACGGAACATCACTTACGAATCGACGCGCAGCAAAGCCGCCAGTCATGGCGACTTAGCTTGGGCAGCGATGATGTTGTTTTATCAAGAGCCGCTGGACAATGTTGTCAGCGGACGATTTGAGATTGATAGTTAAAGGATTTTTATGTCTGATTTGAATTCGACGGGCAATGAAGCCCGTACAGATTTAGAGATTTTCAGTTGGGGCTACGACGAGCGTTTGTCTTGGCTCGGCGCGGCGTGGGAATGCGCCGACAACGGCCATTACTACGAACTGCCCGTCAATCAAGAGGACTTGATCGGATTGCTGCGTGCCGGCGTACATCATTCGTCCGCGCTGCATTGCAAACTGAATGTCTTAACCTCCACCTTCGAGCCGACTGCGCTTTTAAGCCGCGCCGAATTCAAAAAGCTGGCTTTTAATTTCCTAGTCACCGGCAATGGTTATCTATCGGCGGAGCGTAACCGCTTCGGCAAGGTCTTGGGATTCAAAAACCGCCTGTCCGTTTATATGCGGCGGTCGTCTAAAAAATACGAAAAAGACGGTTACTTTTATCTGCGGTCGCACGTCATCGCGACGGCTGACTTTATCCCAAAATCCGACATTATCCATCTGATGCAGCCCGATTTGGTGCAGGAAGTTTACGGCATTCCCGACTATTTGGCGGGCTTAAGTTCGGCAGAGCTTAACCACTCGGCGACGACCTTCCGCCGCCGCTACTACGACAACGGTAGCCATGCAGGCTTTATCGTGTACGCAACCGACAACAATATGAATAACGACGATTGGAACAATCTCAAGGACCAATTTAAAAAAGCGCAACGCGAAGGCAATTTCCGCAATGTCTTTTTGCGCTCGCCTGACGGTAAACCTGAAGGTATCAAACTGATTCCGATTTCAGAGGTTGCCGCCAAGGATGAATTTTTAAATATTAAAGGAGTAACCTCCCAAGATATGCTGACGATACATCGCGTCCCACCGTCATTGATGGGTGTTGTCCCGACGGCGGCGGGGGGGGTGGGGGGTGGCCCGGCGGGCGGGGGGGGCGGCGGCCGCC